GAGGTGAAGGGACCAGACCTGTGGGAAGCTCTGCGTACTTCTATGGCTGCGCGGGATAGCAAGATGGTCGCAATCACTACGGCAGGAGGAGCGTACAGCTTCGCACATAAATGGCATGAATATGCTGTCCGGGTTCAGGAACAGCCTGAGATTGATCCCTCCTGGCTTACCATCATCTACGGAGCCCAGGATCACGAAGATCCACATGATCCAAAGGTCTGGGCTAAGGCCAACCCATCTCTGGGAGTCACGGTCTCCATGCGTTACCTGGAGGAACTGTCTAACACGGCCAAGCATGACGAGCCCACGCTCCTCTCATTGCGTAAGCTCCACCTCAATCAATGGGCAGGATCTGCCCAGCCTTACATTGAGCTGGCCAAGTGGCTCAAATGCACAAACAAAAAGAAAGACATCAAGAACTGGAGATGCTTCCTGGGTGTTGACTTGGCAGCTGTGAATGACTTCACGGCCTATGCCATTCTCTTTTTCAATGGTGAGGAGTTCCACACTGTGCAGACCTATCAGATCACGGAGCACGGAATGAAGAAACGGAAAAACAAATATCCGAACCTCGTCCAGAATTGGATTAAGAATGGAAGCCTTGAGATAGTCAAGGGTGAGGTCACCACCACAGCTCACCGCGTGGCCATGATTGAGAGGCTCATGGAATCCTATCCAGTGGAGGGTATCTTCTTTGATCCATGGAATGCAGCGGAGACGGTGGACCACATGCGCCAGAGATACGGAAAGAACTTCTGTTTTGAGGTCCGGCAGTCAGCTCTTATGCTCAATGAGCCCATGAAGCTCTTGTATAGATCTGTAGTCACTGGCAACCTCACGCATGACGGCAACCCTGTCACCGCTTGGATGATTGCCAACACCAGCCTGATCGTAGACAAAAATGACAACTGGACATTTAGCAAGGACAAAGCCCCGGACCGCATTGACGGCACAGCTGCGATCCTGACGGCATTGGCTGGCTTCGTACACAACGCCCAGACAGGATTGAGCGCATACGATCAGGATGACATAATTTTTGTTTAAATGGATTTTTTTTTGTAAACTTTGTTTAATACATGGCGAACATCTTTCAGCGCGTAATACGCAGCATTTCGGGAGTACAGAGCCCACGCCCCTGGCTCGTCAACTTGCTTGGCGGTACAGCCACCTCAGCAGGGGAGACAGTGAACAACATCAACGCGCCCAAGGTCGCGACTGTCTACGCATGTGTTTCCCTTGTCTCTGACACTATTGCCTCACTTCCTTTCCGACTATATCGGGAGACAGAGGAGGGGATGATCCTTCAGCCTGGTCTCATCGATGACATTGTCCGCAAGGCACCAAATGTCTATTACAACAGCTTTGACTTCAGAAAAGCCATGATGACCAATTTGCTCCTGCGCGGGAATGCCTATGTGCTGCCCATGCGTAACGGAGCAAGCCTGTCAGGCATGGAGCTGATTGACAACGATCATGTGACGGTTGACACTACAAGCGGAGAGCTGATCTATCAGCTTCGCCTCAATAACGGTGTGAACATGCGACTCCTCCCAGAGCAAATCATCCACCTCAAGCTGTGGACCATTGACGGCATCAACGGAGTCAGCCCCATTGCCTACGCAAAGGAAACCATTGGAACGAGCTTGGCAGCTACGAAGCACCTGGGCTCTTTCTATGGTCGCGGTGCTACACCCAAAGGAATCCTTCAGATCCAGGGCACCATCCGTGACGCTGACCGCGTCCGTCAGATTGGTCAGCAGTTTGATGAGCGGTATGCCGGAGCGAATGCTGGAGGCACCGCCATCCTCACGGAGGGAGCTGAATACAAGCCTGTGGCCTTGAGCAACCGTGAGAGCCAGTTCCTGGAGACACTGCGCTTCAGCGTGGAGGAGATCTGCCGACTCTACAAGGTACCTCCTCACAAGATTGGCCACATGGAAGGAGCTGGGTATGCCAACAGCATAGAAGCCCAGAACGCTCAATTCGTGACGGACTGCATTCGTCCGATGGTGGAGATGATTGAGATGGAGTTCACAAATAAGCTCCTCTCTGGATCTCGCAAGTTTAACCTGGACATGCGCGCGCTCATGCGTGGAGATATTATGACGCAAGTCCAGCGAAATGTATCTTATTGGAATATTGGTGTCATGTCAGCCAACGACATCCGGAAGGATGAAGGTATGGATCCGATCCTGGATCCGGAGGCAAATGAGTATAACAAGCCCATGCACATGGCATCTCAAAATGATGTAACAAATGGAGAACAAGGAAACACGGAGCCTGCCCCTGCCCAGTGATGGAGAAGGAAGAAATATCTCAGGATACGCAGCCAATTTTCAGCCGTATGACATGGGTACCTTTAGGGAACAAATTGAGCCCTCAGCTTTTAGCAACCTGGACCAGTACGATATTCACGCCCTATTTAACCACGATTACGACCGAGTTCTGGCTCGCAGTAACCGAGGAAAGGGAACCCTGGATCTACAAGTAGACGATCAGGGCCTTCGCTTTGCTTTTGAGCTTCCTGATACTTCCACAGGCAACGAGGTGCGAACCCTTGTAAGCCGTGGAGATGTGAGTCAGGCCTCTTGGGCTTTTACCGTTAAAAAAGAGGAGTGGAAAGATGTCCGCTCCGACAAGCCTCTCCGTGTCATCAAGGAGGTAGGCGAAATCTTTGATATCTCATTGACTCCTCGCGGAGCCAACCCATCTACTTCTGTAGCTCTCCGCAGCTTGGAAGCAGCCATAAGTGAAACTATAGAACCCGAACAGCCGGAAGCTGTAATATCTGAAACCCCAGAAATGGAAAACAACGAAATCCATGAGGAGCGTGCTGCGAACTTCGTAGACGCATCCGCTGTGCAGGGTAAGCTCTCTAAATCAGAGCAGCGTAACCTCGCAAAATTCAACATTGTTAAGGCTTTGAATGAAGCTCGCAATGGTAAGCTATCAGGCCTTGAGGCTGAAATCAACCAGGAAGGTCTTGCTGAGCGTCGTCGCTTGGGCTTGGCTGATGGTGCAGACAACGCAATCCACATGCCCGAGTTCGTCACGAAGCGTACGCAAGTGGTAGGAACGGCTAATGTCGGAGGTGACTTGGTCTTTGACGAGCCTGGCCAGTTTGTAGATTTCCTCTACCCCAACACTCCTCTTTTGCAGCAAGTGTCTGTTTTTGAGAACTTGGTTGGTACGGTATCTTTCCCACGCCAGACCTCTGACTTCACGCTGAACTGGCAGACAGAAACAGGTGCTGACACTGCTCAGGACATCAACTTTGACACTGTCCAGATGTCTCCCAAGCGCGCTGTGATCACGGCCTCTATTTCAAACCAGCTTTTGAAGCAAGAGTACAGCCAAGGCATTCAGAGCCGTATCATCAACCAGCTGAACCTCTCTTTCAACAAAGGACTTGAGAACGCTGTTTTGAATGGTACTGGTGCATCAAACCAGCCTTCTGGTTTGTACACCTTGTTGAACGGTGGCTCACAGGAGCTAACTTTCGCAGGTGCTATGACTTATGAGGATTTGGTAGCTATGGAGTCCGCTCTTGCTAACAATGACGCTCTTGCTGGCAACTTGGCTTACCTCACGCACCCTGCTGTGATGGCTAAGCTGAAGACCACCAAAGTAGACGCTGGTTCTGGCCGTTTCTTGGTTGAGGGCATGATGTCTCCTGCTATGACCGCCAACGGTTACACTGCTTTGACCACTACCTTGAGCCCAACCTACGCAGGTCCTGCCTACGGTGTTGCCTTCGGTAATTGGTCAGATTTGGCTGTTGGATTCTGGGGTGGTGCTTCATTGATCGTCAACCCTTACACTCAGATGAAGAGCTCCATCACGGAGATCTATCTGGAGCGTTTCATGGACACTGCAATCCTTCGCGATGAGTCCTTCGTCATGGCTCAAGATGTAACTGCCTAAACAATGGCCAACAGCATAACATACACGCCCCAGGCCATTGACCTGGCTGAGATTAAAGCCTTCTGCCGTGTAGACGGCTCAGCTGATGACTCACTTCTCACCTTCCTCTATGAGGCAGCATGTGAGGAGGCGTTAAGTTATGCCCATGTCATTGCTGGAACAGCAACAATAACCGCGGACACAGTATGGGTGAGCTCTTATGAGCTCCCCTACTGGCCCGCTGGTGCCATCACCTCTGTCCATGTTTATGTGGATGGAGTTTCAACAGAAGACACGGAGTATGAGATCCTGGACGGAGTCATCACTCCAAGCATAGGATCCGAGGGAGAGCGCATGGTGATTGTGTACAGCGCAGGCTTTGCAGCTATGCCTAAGGACCTTAAACACGCGATATATCAGCGCGTGAAATTCGGCTTTGATTTTGGGGATGATATGCCCTATGATAAGAGCCGTTTCTTTGACCGTATTGTGGGACGCTATCGCAGGAATTTTGCATGACCTTAGATCGCAGAGTCACACTATACGCACCCACTACCTCTCAAAACAATAGTGGGCAGGTGAAGCTCACATTCGTGAGCCAGGGAGATTTCTATGCCCAGGAGGTCATTCCTGGTCTGGAGGTCGCAGGCAGTGAGGCTTTTGTGAACGATCAGATCCAGAGCCAGTACATTGTAAACTGGAGATTGCGATACAATGCAAATATCTCAGCAGATTGGAAGCTGGGGTACAACAGTCAGTACTTTGACATCATCTCTGTGGTCCCAGAAGGACGCAAGAGATATGTCTTAGTGAAGACAAAACTGCGCGACAATGGCACGCTCTAATGTCTACCTCCGCAGTCAATCAGGACGCACAGAGAGCTTTGAGGAATTCCGTCAGCGTTTACGCAAGCTGGGTACCTCAGAGACCATGCGATTCCGAGAGGTGCGCAAGCTCCTGCTGAAAGAGGCTCAGCCTCTGGTGACAGAAGCCCGAAATCTCGCCTATCAAGGCAGTGATGAACCCAAAGGCATCCGCATGAAATCGCGGTCCGCTCTTGGGGCTAAGTTCTACAACCTTTACGGCTCAATCAATAAGTGGGCAAACAAAGGGACACAGAAGGCTTATGTTGTGGTGGGCCTTCGCGGTCAAAAGAAAGGTGGGGCCTATTACGCTATCTGGCAGCTCTTTGGAGGTACTTCCAAAGGATTCAAGCCAAAGGATTTCATTGGAGAAGCTGCTGACAGCACTGATGTGATGGAAAAAGCTCAGAAGATGATGCAGAGGCATATTCAAAAACGCATAAATTCGGTATTGCGATGAATTACCTCCAGTACATTTTTGACGCGGTCAACACTTCAAGCACAGCCGATGTGTTTGCTATAGCTGCTCCGCAAGGGATCACAGATGACCACATTGTCATCCAGATCCAGAGCATTGATATCACCGAGAATAAGGACCTTGAGCCTCAGGAAAATATCAACGCCACGCTCTTTCTACACTTTGCCGATGCAGACGATGCCCAGGCAGAGCTCACCACAATCCGCGATCTGATCAAGACAGATGTGGACTACCTCACCGCCACATTGGACGGTGTTCAGTTTTTCTATGACGATGTAAACCAGCGCATACTGCTGGCAGCTGACTTTTTATTCATTCTAAAACCATAATACTATGGCATCTATTTCTGGCGGAGAGATCCGCGTACTACTCTCCACGGACGGAGGGACCACTTACAAAGGCTTTGCATTGGAGTCAGATTGCTCATTTGAAATGAACGCTGAAACCCGCGAGGTGACTAGCAAAGATGACGCGGTATACCGTTCCTACGTTACCAGCGCCAAGAACTGGACCATCTCTGGATCCGCTTTGTTTGGTGATGATTCAGCTACCAGCTGGAATCCAGATGATCTCTACGCTTCTATTGGTGCAGAGGTAGACATCAAGATCACCCAGTGTGCTGCTGGTTCCGTTACGCCTGCAACTGGTGAAACGAAGATTGAAGGTGCTGCTATCTTGACGCAGCTTTCTGGATCATTCCCAGACAAAGAGAATGGCACATACAGCTTCAGCCTACAGGGCACTGGAGCTTGGACGGTAGGCACTAACTAATAAACCAAAGGGAAAAATGGCACAGTTTAAATTAGGCGCAGCCCTCTTTTATGAGGAAATCACTGGCAAGAGCATGACAGAAATCGGTACGCCCAAGATGACGGACATGATTTACCTGGTCTATGCTCAGGAATACTGGGATAAAGATGACCGGCCCAGCTTTGACGAATTCAAGAAAGAGATTTCCGCAAAGGATGTCTCCGAAATCAGTAGTGCCTTGAACGGCCCTTTTTCCCCGAGGGAGGCCCAGTAGATATGCTGGGTCTCCTGATCGGGAGGCTGGGATTGAACAAAGCAGATGCCATGAGCCTGACTAAGGCCCAATTTGAAGCCGTAATAAAACACGGCCTTGAAGGGTATCAGGATCAATGGAAACGGACCAGATGGCTGGCCACAGTCCTGGTCAATATAAGTGGCAAGAGCGTGAAGCGCACAATCACGGAGACGGAACTGATGCGCTTTGAAAATGAGAAGAAAAACAACGGATTCAAAGAATTCCTAAAAGCACATGGCGCAGGACATAAGGAGTAAGGTCATTCTGGGAATGGATGTGAATGAGTTCCGCAGGGGTATCGCCCAGGTGGACAACTCTATCAAAGGCATCTCAAAACAATTCCAGAACCTTGGCGGTCTTATTGGTGCTTCCTTTGCTGTCAGCCAGATCCAGGAATTCGTCTCTGAATCCTTAGACCTGGCCATGAAGGCCGAAGGCATTGCCACCGCTTTTGAGCGCATTGGTAATGCTGCGAACATGGAGCAGCTGCGGTCCTCCGTACAGGGCACCGTCAGCGACTTGGAGCTCATGCGCCAAGCTGTAACAGCTGAGAAGCTGGGTATACCTATTCAGGAATTTACCAAGTACCTCTCATATGCCAAAAAGCAGGCTAATGAGATGGGTGAGAGCGTTGACTACATGGTGGACAGCATTGTGAAAGGTGTGGGCCGTCAGTCAACGATGATCCTGGACAACTTGGGCATCTCAGCCAAAGCAGTGCAGGAAGAGCTCAAGAAGGGCGGAACCTTTGCCGAGGCCGTCGGCCGGATCATCCAGCAAGAAATGGGTGGGGCAAATAATACCTTACTCACTACACAAGACCGACTCCTCCAGCAGAAGGCAGCACTGGAGAACATAAAAACGGAATTGGGCCAGAAGCTCCTTCCTGTTTATGAGGCAGTGCTTGGCTGGTTGAATACTGCACTTGGGCAAATCAATCGCCTTTTCAGTTCACAGCTTACTTTCTTCGAGAAGCTGGCATATTACGCTTCTTATCTGGACACTGCCAACGGAGCCCTCATTCGCATGGGGATTGAAGCAGAAGCTGCCGGGCGTGAAGCTGCAACCCTTGGCAATGAAGCTGCCAGAGTGGGAGAAGGATTTCAGACAGCTGTAACTGAGGCAAAGGATCTGCACAAGGAGCTAAAAAAGGTTAGCAAGATCAAGCTGGAGTTCGGCACCTTTATGCCAGAGGACAAGGGACTCAAGAGCACAGAGGCAGCTGCCATCCCATTGTATCAACCAGATCCTTCTGTATTTGGAATCATCCGTCAAGGAGAATATGCAGCAGGATCTTTGGACATGTGGAATGAGTCCATGAAGGGACTCAATAAGACCACATATGAATGGGCAGAGCAGATGCGCGTGGTCAATTTCATTGGGGAGCAGTTTGGTGATATCCTAAGCGCAAGCTTTGACGCTTCCATCATCAGAGGAGAGAACTTCTTCAAGGTGATGGTTGAGGGACTCAAGGCATACATTGCCAAGATGATCGCAGCAGCAGCTGCAACAGCAGCTTTGGCC